TTGCTTGCAAGGCAAGTGCTTTACCAATTAAGCTAAAACCCCGGCTTGTGCCCGTGCACGGGCACAAGTGGCGTAGACCAGAATCGAACTGGCTATCGGCGGGTTATGGGCCCGCTGTGCGACCAACGCACCTCTACGCACTAGCACATTAGACACAGCCCTAAAGCTGTGTCCAACGGCAGGATGATCGCTAACAGCGATCGATGAACTTCTTCTACTTCGCGTAGATTAACGGCTACGCTAAACCGTTGGTTTAGGACGCAACGGCAATAAAATTGCCTTGCGTGTATGCGAGCGAAGCTCGCATGAACTAGCAACCCTTAAGGGGTTGCTCTTTAACTAGGCAATCCGTCCCAAACGGATTGCACTTACTTAATCGCTGTTCGGCTGACGCCGACAGCTCTTAGTTAGTTAGCGGCTGTCGCCGCTGGCACTTCGCTCTTCTCGCTCAGCTCGGCAACTTCGTTGCCTCGCTTCGCTCGCCCTTCAATTATTAATTGTGTCCTTTTCAGCAAAACAGGACATCCATACCTGGATGTCATCCGAAAGATGTTGCTGATTAGCCGTTAGGCTGATGCCTAACTAGTCTAAATCAGACATTACGACTCAGCGCCGTAGTGGGCGCTGTAATGACCTTATCGGGCTTCGCCCCTTACACTTTGGTGGCTGCTGCGGCTGTTTCGGGTTGGCTACCGAGTACGTTAGCACAGGCTAACCAAAGGTTAGCCACTCCACATTAAGCAGCGAGCTGCCTACCAGCGGCGAGTAATTCGTATGGGTAATTACCGCTCGGTAGCTTGCTACCGAACATTCTCCGGTGTACTGTTCCTCTCGCTAGTAAAGGCGGTTAAATCAGTGTTTATCGATCCGTGTAGCTCATGATCACTAACCGAACGGATAGGTCGTTACACCTGGGTACGCGCTAGATTTATCTGGCTGGGTTGTTTCTTAACTTCATAGAGTGCGGCAAGTGAAGCTAGTGAACATCGTTCGCTGGCAGACGAACATTGAAAATATGGCGCGTTTGGTCTTGACAGCGGACATTGTTCTTTGTATGGTCGGGTTATGGAGACAACAACCGACCGGAAGGAACATGACCATGTCACAGTTGCCTAGCCAAGCTGTACTGATAGCCATGGTCCTAGAGGGCATGTCTAATCAGGAGATAGGCGAGCAGTTCGGCGTCAGTGGAGAGGCGGTGCGGCAAGCGCTTCCGCCCGGTACGCAGCGCCAACGGCGCACCAATGCCTCAATCATAGATTTTGAGGTAGCCCCCGAGCACAAAGAGGCGCACGCCTACAAAATGTTCGTGGCGCTAGACGCGCGAAGTGAAGACGCTAAACCCCTCTCCGAGGCGCTTCAGCGCAGACTAGAGGGCTTCCTAGGCCAGATGGCTACATCCATCTGGACATACGACCATGAGGGTTGGAGACGCGTTAAGCGTGTCGACAGCGATGGAGACGCTTTTATACGGCGTCCCTAGGGACAGTAGACAGCAAGACAAGCACAAGCCGCCTCGATAACGGGGCGGCTCTTTTTATGTACACAGAGAGGCACGACCATGACAACTATGACAGTTGCCGCTGAGAGCCGGACAATAAATTACGGCTCTTGCTTGGTACAGGTCAATTATTCAACCCGAGGCAACGTCCGAACCGTCCACAGTGTTGAACAGCATATATCGATGACCGCTACCCCTCACGACATCCAGATGTCTCGCGAGGCTATTGAGGACTATCTGCCTTTGGGCAGCTACCGAAAATCAAACGGCTGCCAGGGAACGGTACAGATCATTAGGTGGATGCTGCGATGAGTAAATTGCGATTGAGTTTGTCCCAATTGGATACATACGCCAAGTGCGGTTATGCGTGGAAATTGGCCAAGCGTGACAGGGTTCCGCAAATGACAGCGGCCTGGTTTATCCACGGCACGGCCGTCCACAGCGCTTGTGAAGCGTGGGAGAGGTCGGGGCGCACCCTTGACATAGGGCTGGAATTTGAGCGCGTCTACGAAGATCTCAGGGTAAAAGAGCTGGTCAAAACCCCCGATGAATCCATGTGGCTACGCGGCGGGCGCAAGTCCCGAGAGCAGGACATTGAAGAGCGGCGCGGTAAGGGGCGCGCTCAGTCCCAGGCGTACGCCGCCTGGGCTGTCCAGCAACCTTGGCGGATCTGGGAGCTGCCAGACGGTAGCCCCGCTCTTGAACTGGCTTTTGTGCAGACCCTAGGCGGCGTTGATGTGCTGGGCTATATAGATGCCGTGTGGGAGTGGCCGGACGGCTCGATTGAGCCGGTAGACCTGAAGAGCGGTACCAAGCTTCCGGACAACCCTCGCCAGCTCGGGTTGTACGGAGTGGCGATTGAAACCATCTTCGGAGTACCGGCCACGCATGGCCGATACCTCATGCTGAAAGACATGACAGATCGCCCTGTAGCGCTGGCCGCCTACACTGCGGCCAGCCTTGGTGAGTCATTCGCCGCTATGGCACGCGGCGTTGAAGCCAACGCTTTTGTGCCTAACCCCGGTTCGCACTGCTTTACCTGTACATCCAAGCTTTCGTGCGCTTTCGCGGTTTAAATCTCACTTGCTACCGGACATTCTCCGTAGCCAACCAAACAGACGGCCAAGGCCAACCAAAGAGACCATAGCGATTTACTTGCTACCGGACATTGTTCTGTGGCATGCTTGGGACAAGCAAGAAGAACAACTAAAAATTCTCTCCCGGATTAACGACTCAGGGAGTGCACGGGAAGTCCCTACGATTCCCCCGCAGAGTAGGCCACCGATTGAGCCTTGTCATCAGTCGTGGAGCACCCCGAGTTAGCGCGGGTGCTCGGGGCGCCACTAGCTCAATTGGTAGAGCAGGTAAGCCCGGTTCGATTCCGGGGTGGCGCACTAGACAGAGATAGGATAAGAACATGACGAACGTACAAGGGACCAACGGCGGAGTAGTTCACCTAGGGACAACCGAGTGGTGTGGCACCGACAGATTTGGACGCCAGACGTACCGTCGCGACTGCCAGCCCTGGGCTAACGGTACTGACTACCCTGGTTTCCGGTCGCACACCAACTTCCGACCCACCAAGAAAGAAGTCACCTGCAAGATGTGCTTGAAAAAGATGGCCAACGGATAACACCAATTAATGGGACCCTCTTCAGGGGCCCCATCTTACGACCCTTACGTAAAGGAGAAAGACATGGAGCTTAAGGGATACAAAGCCACTGTCACACTTAAAGATGGTCGTACTAAGGCCGTAGAGGTTCGCCTTGCTGACACTACTCCCGGATACAACCAGATGCAATTCATCCTCAACACAGTCGCGTTCTACGAACAAAAGGGCTGGGATATTGCGTCGTTCGGCTCAGTTGAAGAAATATGGGAGCTCGAAGAGCTGTAACTGTTGAGTAGTTAACGTGGCCCGTTCCGGCAAACGGGCCGCCTTAAAAACTTAGGAGTAAAACAATGAGTGATCGTATCCCAGTTGAACTGACTAGTCTTGAGATTGTAATGCTCGCAGAGGCTATGACCGAAAAAGCCCAAGAGAGTCGCGACGCGATGAAGTGGCAAGACTCGATTGAAAACATTTGGACTAGCCGAGTGCTCAAAGAGCAAGAGGCGATTGTCCAGCGGCTGTATTCTGCTAAATTTGAAGCTGAGTAGTCAACGTGGGGCCTCCCGGCAGAGGCCCCTAATTGGAGACTTAGACAAGGAGACGGACATGACACTCACACGTGAAATGACTCTGATCGGCAGCGATTTCAACCGGGACGAACAACAAGCCGGTTGGTTTGCGTTCATCAATAACGGTGAATACACTTCTGAGCAACAAGGGGCGCTTGTAGCCGCGCTTATGAGCGCGCAAAATGAAGCGTTTGACGCTCTTCTCCCCGAAAGGGTTTCGTGGCAGCCTTATCGGACCATCCTCGTTTATGACGAGGATGCCGAGGTGCCCGACACGGAAGAACTCAAAGAGCACATGGAGGCGGCTGTGCGATCAGTGGTCGAGCGTTTTGAAGCGATTGAGGCAGAAGCGCTAGCTTCGGAGTAACTCAACTTGGCACCGGTCTTGTACCGGTGCCTTATTGAAGTACTCAAAGGAGACGACAGTGAATAGCTATTTCAAGTGTGGCGTGGCCGACTGCGGCCACATCCAAAAGTGCCGCAACGCAGATGACTTTTACGCCTGGGATGTCGACCGTGGTCACATGGTTAGTCATTACAAGTGGGACCACGCCCCGCTCTGGGGCGTGCACCACCGACCGGTAACTAAAGGTGCCTTTAGTGATTGGTGGGAATTCGGGCCAATACCTACAGAGATTGCCCCGTCCTTCGTGGATGAAGGACAAACGTATTCGTGGAAAGAGGTTATGGAGTACTCATGATTACCAAACGCGCTTACTTTGCAATGATCGGTCTAGCCGTAGCGGCGACAGCCGCTATGCTGCCAGCAGTGCCCACGGTATGGGCATCGATTGTAGACTTGACCAACACGCTAGTGATGTGGGTCTTGCACTAGCAAGACCAGCCAGGCGCAAGCCTGGCACACGCCCTCTACGGAGCGTGGAGCCGGACGGCTCCCGAGGTACAGTGCCCTTGGCGGGGCGCTCGGCATGGTTCGATCCCATGCAAGGGCACTAGCCCCGGAAAGACGTTTCCACATGGCCTAAAAGCATCTGGGAAGCGGGCTACGAGCTTTACACAGACTTTAAAGAGCTTGCTGAGAACTAAATAGACAACCGCACGTTCAGCCCTGAGCAATCGCTCAGGGCTTTTTCGTACCCAAAAGGACAGACGGTGAAGTACACGATTGAAGTCAACGCGATAGAGCTAACCGACTTGCAATGCGCTCTTGACATAACAGTGACCCGCTACCGGAGCCATGCGGAAAGACAGGGTGAGGATGAATCCGGTTATTGGAACCGACACGCCGACAGGCTTAAAGCCCTGCTAGACAAAATCCAGGATCTGTAAGTAACTCAGTTCAGCCCAGGGTTTCGACCCCGGGCTTTGCTGTACCTACATTACACAAAGGATAAGCGTAATGAAGCCAGTAAACAAGCTCCGCCAGTTGGCGGAGAAAAAGGTCTTTCAGTCACGCGTGTACAGCGCTAAGGAGCTTCAAGCAGTGAACGAACAGCGCGCCAAAGACGCGCTGATGATTGAGGACTTGCAGGGGCAAGTCGAAGCGTGGAAGAAACTCGCCTTGCACTGGCAAGGCAAGGCCACTAGACACTAAGGAGAACACAGTGAATAAGAAGAGCAAGGAAGAGCTTAAAGACTTCTTGGATTACCTAGTCAAAAACTACACCGTACAGAACTGGCACGTGTCCGACATGGACACGCCGGAATACAAAGAGGCTGTTAGCCACGAAGAGGCATTCGACTTTGTGGTTACCGAGCTCGAAGAGTACTTCGAGCTGAAGGAGTCCGAACTGTGAAGACGATTGACGGAGTTGAGATCACGGTTGGGATGAAGCTTTACCATAAAGATGGGCGCTGCCATACAGTTTTCAACGTGTGGCCAGCCCGCGTTATTCGCGGTGCACGGCCAACTGACTACATCACAGTAGAGACTGGCCGTTCTTTTCGCAAAGGTCGGAGGGTCTATCCCGCTCCGACCTCTTTGGAGTATCCCAGCAATTACTACTCATCGCGGGATGCAATCCCGTACGAGCGCCGGTCGAACTTCACGACCGGCATGGGCGGGGGCACTACGTGACCCCCGAAGAGGCAGCCGCTATTCAGCGGCTGAAAGAAGCCCAGCGCAAAGCCGATAACGATCGGCGTCTAAAAGAGATTATAAGGAGTAAGAAATTATGGAGATTACAAAGCAGACGTTTCTCCGCGCTGCGGAGATTCTTGAAGAAAAGGGCTGGACTACAGAGGTCTATCACGACGATAACGGGTATTGTATGCTTGGCGCGATAGCTTCGACATTGGGCGTATCTGACGAGGACCTGAGTGCGGATAAACTAGAGTGGGATTTGCACAAGAAGATTAATGAGGCAATTAGGTTTGACCGTGATATTGCATCGTGGAACGATGCCCAGGACTCGGCGGAGCCGGTAATTGCGAAGCTCCGCGAACTGGCGGAGGCAGCGGAATGAGCGTACTCAAGTTCTTCAAAGCGTTCGACTACTCCGAAGTTCACGACGATGAGCACATTGTTCAAATTGACCAATTCAATTTGGGCGACGAACTTGTTAACGAGCAAGACATTGTTAATCTGACTCGCCTTGACGCAACGCGTCTCCGAGACTTTTTGAATGAGGTTCTGGGGGACAGTGAATGAAGGCCACCATTTCAATGAGTATCGTCGTTCCCTTTGAGACTGAGGGACTAAAGCTATTTCGCTATACGCCCAAGTCTCTTACTGCGGAATTCCGCGAGCACATGCGAAAGCAGGCGGAGTTGTTCCTAGGTGGCGCGTTGGCGGGCCCTGCTCAGACCACGATTGTGGTCTATGGGGGTGTTGACGAATGAAAACCGTATCCGAAGTGCTGAACGCTGCCGCTGATCTACTAGAGAAAGACGGATGGTGTCAAGACGTTCTTAAGGACAGAGAAGGGCGGTGCTGCGCGCGTGGCGCGCTGATTGCGGTTCACGCGGCCGACGATTGGCAGGGACCTGTATACGACGCTGACGAGCTTCTAGAAGAAGCCGTAGGCGGCTCTATACCCGCTTGGAATGACCTTCCAAACCAGACAGGAGAGAACGTCATTGCCACACTGCGACATACCGCAAAGGAGAATGAGTAATGAAAACTGTCGCGGCGGAGGTAGCCGCTGAACGCACGCAGCAAGATGCGCGGTGGGGCGAACAGAACCACCCGCTAATTGACCCGATCTTGGCAGAACGGGGCGCGCGACGACTAGCCGAAGAGCATGAGATTCCTACCGAAGCTCGCGCTAAGTTCTTGTGTGAGTGGGCTACAGCCAGAGGTGAGGTCACATGGGCTCACATCCTGGTTGAAGAAGTTGCTGAGGTTGTTTCAGCGGCAGCCACAGGCCGTTTGGATGAAGCCCGAGCCGAGCTGGTACAGGTCGCTGCCGTGGCAGTTGCTGCTATCGAGTCTATAGACCGGAACGGTGGTGTCGAATGAAGAGCTGGACAGGCACATCAGTTGATTCGACTATGTTTGAACACGTAGGCGTCGGTGCTATCGCTGCTCCGCAGCAAGACCCGTGCGTAGTGGTGCGAGTCGGAGGACGGGCAACTTACATAACTACGGAGATGGCTCGAAAAATGGCCGTCAAGCTGATCGAAGCGGCCAACCCTGCCGCAGACGAGAACGACTAACCGATCCTGAATAGGGCAGCCTACGGCAAGGCTGCCCACTTGAGCGTCGGAACGCTCACGCAACCCGCACTTCGGTGCGGGTTTTCTTATGCACTAAGGGGATGACCATAATGGAGTTCAAAGCAGGTGATTATGTGGAGTGGTCAGCCCACGGGCTGGCACTAGTGATTGACGCGAACACAACTAAGAACGGAAGACCAGCGGTCGAATTTAGACCGCTGAATATCGGAGACGATACGATAGTACTCGGTCACAACCGAGTATGGAGAGCGAGCCTACTCCGGCTCGCGGATATGACGCAATGGAAGTACCACATGTTTACGAACACGTACGAGCGGCTTAATGGCTAAGCCGCCGTGTCCTATCGAGTACGCAATATGGAAAGACGGCGGGGACTCGATTCTCCGCTGTGTGAAAGACAAGGGGCATACGCCCCCTTGCAAGATCAAACTAAGGAGATAGTAATGGGTGGTCGTTGGAATACTAGTACGACTGGATATTTCATCATTGTAAACACGCCTACAGAGGGCAGTAAGCCCTCTGTAGAAATTGGTAGCCGTGGGGTTGCCTGGTCTGGCGAGGCGTTGTCTCTTGAACAGGTTAAGGAACTGTGCGACGCACTGATGTTGTACGTGTCCGAAATGGAATCACGTTTGTATCGCGGCGTTAAGAAGCCCGAGAATTGGACCGAACTCACTTTCGACCAGCTCGGCTGGTGGAAAGACGGCGTAAACGCCGCTTTGGGCAAGGATGCTTAATGGATAATGAAACCGAACGGATCAACCGCGTTTACTGCGGTAACCGTGACTTGCTGTTGAACTTCGTTGAGCAAGATCCTATTAAGACAGCCTTCGCCGATCACGGCGAAGTCGGCGTTTATCGCGCGGTTGCGCTCTCTCATTACAACCGTGACGAACTGGCTATTGCCTTGGCAACCACGATTGCTGTGTTGGCTGCTCGTATTCACGGCAACATTGACGAGCTTGAGGAGCTGATGAAATGACGACTGCGACTATCGTTGTTCTTTATGTAGTGGCGCTTTACTTTCTTTTGCTAGCGTCTCTGTGTGAGACGCAGAATCTCCGTTCACACCTGATGTTTAAGTTCGTGCCGCTGGTTCTTGGCATGTCATCCGGAGTGCTGGCCACGTTGATTCTAATGGGGTGATTGAGTGCCTCAAAGCTTGTTTAGATCAATCCAGCACGAAGGGGCATCGGGGGGAATAGCTCTCCCGATGCCTTTTCTATCGCTCGCACAGCGGGGCGCGGTATTCCGCCGTGGAATGCTCGCTATTATCGCGGCTGCCCCTGGTGGGGGCAAGACCGCTTTCATTACCAATTACCTATCAAAAGCAATAGTGCCTACTGTGTATTTCAGTCCCGATTCCGGGACTGCGACAATAGGGCCTAGGTTTATTTCTACCCTTTCCGATACGCGAGTATCGGACGTGCTAAGCGACTGGGACTCGCAAGAAGCGAGTCGCCGGACTAAACACCTTGAAGTCGCGAAGCGACTCCGACACGTCCAATGGGCTTTTGATGCGATGCTAACTAAAGAAGATGTACGTAATCATCTAATGGCATACGAATCAGTTCATGGGTATTACCCTGAAATGGTTGTCTTGGATAACCTAATGGACTTGTACGATGAGGACGGAGACGAAGAGGGTACGGCGAGGTTTGGTACTTCGCTCAGCTGGCTAGCTGAGCTGGCACAATCCCGCAACATAGCGGTGGTTGTGTTGCACCATATGACCGGCCCTTACGAGGATGCTAATACATACCCCCCACTTAGCGCATTGCTGGGCAAGGTCGGGAAGAAGCCTCGGCTTGCACTGAATCTGTTTCAACCCGCGCCGGGAGAACTCGGCGTAGTGATTGCAAAGAATAGCAACGGCCCGCCTTCAAGAGGCGGCGAATACGAAACACTTGAATGGAACATGCAAACTCAATTGATTAGTGGATAAGGGGTATTTAATGGACCGACTCGGCAGGCTGTTTACTTGTCTGTCACCGCCGAATGATCATTACACGCTATTTGAGATTGAAGTTAACGGCGGTAATGATGAATTGCGGGCGAAGCAATTCGACGCTTTGTATTCCTTTATAGAGCATAACCCGCTGTTTAACGACAGCGTTGAAACACTTGTTTATTCACCTAGTACTGATGATGATGAGGATATAGAAGATGAGCTTTAACCGAACTATGGAACTCGCTGAGGCTTTCGCCTCTGCGGACAATATTGCTTTTGCGGATGAAGACCACTTTGAGCCTAATGATTACTTTGGACTTGCGAAGCGCACTACAGAAGACTTGTCTGACATCGCGGTTGGCTGGGTTATTGACGAGCTGGTTCGCCAGACGAACGCGTCTGCGGGTGTCTGATGGCTGACGATATTGGACCGGCTGAGCGGGTTGTGGCTAGGGAAGTGGCCAACAAAGGCGGTACGGAAGATCTTGACTATCTCGCTATCGAGATTGTGAAGTCTGTTCGTCCGATCATTGAGGCTGAGACACGCGCCGCTGATAAAGAAGCAGCGCGTAAGCGGTTTGTTGATAACTGGCTGTTTATGGCGACAGGGGCTTTCGTTGACTAGCACCGCGTGGAGCGCGGAGAACACTAAGGACTATGAGCGTGTCCGCCGCGACGCGGCGAAGCAGATCAGCCAGTTTCCTGGCTGGTTCGCTCTGGTTCGGTGGAGCCCTACGGGGCTCCACTGGTACTCCGTGATTCTCCCTCTGAACATGAGAGGGAGGTATGAGCAAAGCACTTTCACCAAAGCGCTGTAAGGATTGTGTGGTTGGGGCGAAGAAGCCCCGGCCCGCCCCGTATCCGGGGCCTAGGTGTGCGACGCACCACAAAGCACAACGTAAGGGTCGCAAGGGATACGTCCACGAAACACACGTGCAAGAGACATACGGGCTCTTGGCTGGCGACTACGCAAAGCTTTACAAAGCACAAGGGAATAAGTGTGCTATCTGTCGTCGCGCTACCGGCGCGACACGAAAGCTCGCTGTAGACCACTGCCATGCAGACGGCTTCGCCCGTGGGCTGCTTTGTCGCCCTTGTAACCGAATGCTCGGCCATGGCCGAGACAGCTCTGACTTCTTCCAACGGGCCGCTAACTACCTAGAAGATCCTCCGGCACTTCAAGTGCTCGGAGAGCGGCTCCACATTGATTTTAGATAGGAGACAAGACATTGAATGCAGCAGACAACACGATTGTCAAGACCGCAGACGGAAAGTTTGGCATTAAGAAGCAAGTAGACGGGCGCTTCGTCGTTACCAAAGACAAGGAACTTGACGACGTATTTCAGACCTTTGCTCAGGCGCTCGATTATGTACTGAAGGAGGACAAGTGAGCACGCGCAAGCAACGCAAAGATGGTTACGCAGAGGGATACGAAGCCGGGATAAGAGACGCGGTCGCCGTAGCGGACAGGCTGTACTACGCCCACGAAGACGTTACTGATCTGTACGAATTTCTACCGTCGCAGGCATGGGAGTCGGCCTGTGCGCAAGTAGAAGACGGCATTAAGGATCTGCGTAATGAGTCTTGAGCAGAAACAGTACTACCAAAGCGGTGAGAAGTCCGGTATGCGCGCGGCGCATAGCGAACTTCTTAGTAAGGCATCAGAGTATCCAAACAGCTTCTTTGGTCTGCTCGTAGCCGCCGCGCTCATTGAGGACTATTTCAGCGAGATGTACGGAGAGCCGTTGCTCTCCCTGGAGGGTTCGGCGTATGACGCCGATTGAAGAGCTGATTAGGCATTACGGCTACGAGGGCAAGGAATTGCCCGATGAGGACAGAGAGCACAAAGTGCTTTGTCCTTTTCACAATGAGTCCAACGCCTCAGCCACGGTCAACCCCGCGAAGGGGTTGTTCGTGTGCTTTGGCTGTGAAGCCCGTGGCGATGTAATCGCCCTTATTAGACAGCAGGAAGAGGTGAGTTTCATTGACGCTGTCCGAATCGCAGAGGACATCACTGCTTGGCAAGGCCAAGCGGTATCGAAGCCAGCTAAGCGAGTCCGACGAAGGGTCGGCCTACCTTAAGGAGCGTGGCTTTACCGATGCCACAATCACGGCTTTCGGGCTGGGCTACGTAGCCCAGCCCGACCCGGAAGATGTTCGGTTCCAAGGCCGGATTGCTATTCCGTACATGACTAAGTGCCCTGTACGGGGCGTGTCTGTAGTGGACTTCAAGTACCGAGCTATCAACGATACCGAGTCTCCGAAGTACGACAAAGCCGCTGGTTCTGAACAGCGGCTTTTCAACGTGCAAGCATTGCTATTGGATACAGAGGACATTTATATTTGTGAAGGGGAGTTTGATTGTATAGCGGCAACTCAAGCAGGGTTGCCGACCGTGGGCGTGCCGGGCACGCAAGCGTGGAAACCATTTTGGAGTCTCAACTTTCTTGGCTACCGCCAAGTAACGATCTTGGCGGATAACGATGAACCCGGGTTGAAGTTCGCGGCGGAGCTGGCAAAGAAGCTCCCGTCCCCGGTCCGCATCTTGCCGATGCCGGACGGGGATGTTAATTCCACACTGCTCGCCAAAGGCGAGGATTATATAAAGGAGCTAGTACGTTGACTAAAGTAGAGTTTTGCGACGGAAGCATTTCCGTCGAAGCCGAGGATGAATCAGATCTTCCCGAGATCTTGCGAGACGGCTCACTGTCGGCTACGGCCGACGAAGACCCTCCGGATTCTTTTGTGGAGTGGGATGAAGTTCAGGCCGACTTTTTGGTTAAGCGGTTGCGGTTTTGGCAGCCGCTGCTTACCGGCGACTTGGAATCGGCTATTGATTCCGATCTTGAGATCTATTGGCGTCAGGCGCGCGACAGCGCCGAGGTTATGCGCGAGATCGCTTGGGACCTTGCCGAGCTGTTGACCACCAAGGTTGCCGAACTTGACAAGGCAGGGGATTAGATGACTATACACATTGTCATCCCCGACAACCAGGTACGCCCAGGCGTACCGACCGACCATCTTCGCTGGGTCGGGCAATACATTGTGGATCAGTTCGCCGGTAAGCCGGATATCAAGATCATTAACCTTGGTGACTTTTGGGACATGCCGAGTCTATCTTCATACGACAAAGGCAAAGGCGCGGCGGAGGGCCGCCGCGTGGTCGATGACATCAAAGCCGGTAATGCCGGAATGCAACTATTGGATAAGGCGTTGAATGAGTTCAACGCGAAGCAACGCCGCAACAAAGAAAAGCAGTGGAATCCGATGAGGATTCTGCTGCGGGGCAACCACGAAGAGCGCGCCGACCGCGCGGCGAACAACGACCCCGAATGGCTTGGGGTTATTGGTACTGGGTTGGATGTCGAGCTGCCTATGCTGTCTCCCGGCTGGGAAGTTGTTCCGTTCTTGGATATTCGGTGGGTCGACGGTATTGGGTACTCGCACTATTTTTATAACCCAATGAGTGGCCGTCCTTATGGGACGGCAGCCGCTTCGCGGCTTAAGCAAGTTGGTCATTCATTCACTATGGGCCATCAGCAAACTTTGGATTACGCAATTCGGTTTGTAGGCAACCGATCTCAGCATGCGCTTATTGCTGGCTCTTGCTACCTGCATGACGAAGGTTACAAAGGTCCACAAGGTAACTCGCATTGGCGAGGCATTATCGTTAAGCATCAAGTCGAAGATGGCTCTTACGACCCTATGTTTGTGTCCCTCGATTACCTTTGCCGTCGTTACGAGGGCGTGCCGCTCTCCGAGTTTCTAGGAGAGCGCTATGGGAAATGATGCACTGCTTGAAGAACACGAAGATCTGATAGCCCGAGTAGCTAAGAGCTTGTCTTTTGATTACAAAGGTATTGAGCAAGAAGATATTGCACAAGAGCTTCGTATGTTTGTTTGGGATAAAGGAGAAACAATCAGGACAGAGGGCGAACGTGTCAACGTTCGCGAGCTACTGCGTTTGGTGGGTGCAAAGTACTGCCAGCGAGAGCGCAGCAAACACAGCAGTGTAGTGGCGCATTATATGTATAAGCCCGCTGATGTTCGGAAGATGCTCGAAAACGCATTGACTGACAACACTAGGGATCTTACGTATGTACCGCCTGAAGCTGAAAGCTTGCGGGTTGGCCCGCCACATCAGACAATAATGGTAGACCCTGACGAGTACGAACCGCCTTCAGCGGTTACTGAGAATACGACGCCCGAGTCCGGCATGGATGCCATGGCGGTCAGCTCTGATATCAGAGCTGGAATGCTGGCTTTGTCCGCAGAGGATAAAGACATCATCTTTCGTCGGTTTGTCCTCTTCGAGGCTATGCCTAGTGGCAGCGCCGAGCGCAAGCGCGCTAACCGCGCGGTTGACCGGTTGACTGATGAGCTCAACCGGTTTGGTACCGGAAAGTCCACTTGGCACAAACAACGTACCAACGGATATCTAGGCGCTAGACACATTATGTCGCGCAACACCGGAGAGTGGGTGACCGAGGATGAATAAAGAAGACGCAGAGCACTTGTGCGAAGAAGTAGGGCATCGCTGGTCACCTCGCGGTGATTGCTTCGACTGTGGAAAAGATCCTGATGGGACAGACGATGAGTAAAGCACTACCGCCTGAATGGCGGTTTGAGAAGTGGCACGAAGATGACCTTCCGGCGTATGTCGGAGGGTCATTCGCTTGGGGCTACATGACAAGGGCAGAAGCGCAAGAGATCCGAGAGATTTTGGACAGCCTGCCTCCGCTTGATATGGGCGTTAAGGATGACTGAGCAGATCTACGTAGTAAGTGTGGTTCACCGCAAAGGTGAACTTCCTGAGGTTGTATTCAGTGGACTAATAGACAAAAAGGAGTATAAGAAATGACAGAAGTTCTGACCATGCTCGCATGGGTTGTTGGGGGTTCGATTGCGTTTGTGTTTGTTGTTAGCGCTTTGATGATTCTTGCTGTCGCACCGGCAGCGGTGCGCAAAGTTCGTAAGGAGAAGAGCGAGTGACTGACCCGTTCGCAACCGCTGACCCTTTTGCCACTACTGCTGTCGTCGCCGCTGGCGACCCGATTCCAAACAATGAAAACACTACTAAGGACAATACTAAATTGACTGTTGAAAAGACGACTCTCGAACAAGCTTTTACCGGGACCTTTAAAGAAGGTCCCGGCTACGAAGCTTCTTGGCTTGTGATTCGAGGCGATTCGCCATACGAGTACGCGGCGAATGTCGAGGCCGCGATGGCTCAGGAGCTCTTCGAGCTGAATAAGAAGGCGGCCGCCGTGTTCCGTGGTGGTTCTTTCAAGACCCCTGCCCCGAATACGGCGGCGCCCGCCGCTCCGGTTGTTCAGGCAACCGGCAGTGGCAAGTCTTGCGCTCACGGCGCTATGACCCTCCGCAGTGGAGGCGGAGGCGATACGGGCAAGAAGGCGTGGCGCGGACACTTCTGCCCCCAGCCTAAGGGCTCATCCGATCAGTGCTCTCCTATTTGGGGTTAACAACACATTAGACAAGGGCCGCTCTTCGGGGCGGCCCTTCCCTTGCCGCTATGAAAGGAGACGCTAATGCCGTCCGGCACTTTGATCTTTGATATTGAGTCGCACAGTGTGGACGATATGTACACAATGCCGCCAGAAGAGTTTGTGCGGCTGATTGGGTATAAGTGGGCAGGCTCGGCCGAGACTATTATCACTGAATCCCTTGAGGAAATACAAGAGCAGATTCTTAAAGCGCGTTGGATCATTGGACACAACATCAATTCGTTTGACCTTCCGATGATCTTTGGCCTTAGGTCTAACACGCCTTTGGAACTAGCAGAGCAAGGGCGCGTGTATGACACGTTTACTCACGCTGCATTGGTGCACCCGGCACCCTTTCAGTACGTTGACCGGCACGGTGTGACGCGGCTAGCGAACACGCCTAAGGCCGCGCGGCGTTGGTTTAGTTTGGACAATCAAGCATTCCAACTTGGGGTGCCGGGCAAGATCATGGATCTGAAGGAACTTGCCGACGAGTTTGGCGGGTACGGGTTGATTCCTGTATCTGACAAACGGTATCGAGAGTACCTAATAGGAGACGTAACCTGCTCAGAGCAGGTTGCCCAGTCACTACTCAACAAGGGCCCGCTTGACGCTTACGCCCTGCGTGAGCAAGGCATAGAAGCCCGGAAGTTCATTATCCAAGCCAACGGCTTGCGGCTGGACATTACCGCCGCTACGAAGCGGCGTGACGAACTAGCAGCCCGCAAAGCGGAGATACTGTCCGAGTTGGAAGAACGATACGGGATGCCCTCTGAGGGCAATTCCCCGTGGAAAACCGACGAAGGCAAGAGAGCTGTACTCGCGGCTTTGGCGGACTACGGGATCACTCCTAACACTGTGGAGTGGCCCAAAACTCAATCCTGGGCTAACCGCAAAGAGCTGAAGAAAAAGGCTCAGGAAAAGACAGAGGCTTTGGCCGCTGATATCAAAAAATGGGATAGAGAGATCAAGAGTAGCGAGTTGCCCCCGCGCTCTCGGGCAGCGCGTGAGCGCTGGATAGAACGGGACCGGAAGAAGATCCTTGATCTTCTGGCTAACCCGTTGCCTGTCGCGTTTGGATTGTCGCTGTCGGGAGACACCCTAATAGAGCTAACTAGGGACACCCCGGCTGAAGAGCTAGGGCAAGCTTGGGCAGAGCTGCAAGGGCAGCGATCGCTGTCACAGCTCGCCTTGGATTCTGTTCACTCGGACGGGTTTGTTCACCCGGATATCTTTATGCTGCAAAGGTCCGGCCGCTGGTCTACGACCGAACCCGGTCTTACAGTGTGGACGAACAGCGGTCCCGGCGCTGTTGAGAAAGATTACTTTATTGCCGACAGCGAAGATGAAGTCTTGATTGAGTTTGATTACTCTAATGCGGACGCTCGGATTGTTGCCGCTCTCAGCGGTGACCGAGAATATGTTAAGCGGTTTGAACCCGGCGCAGACGGCCACATGATCAACGCGATTGCCGCGTGGGGCGAAGACGAGGTGGCTAAAGACCCTAGGGGGTACCGCCAAAAGGCGAAGGTTCCCGGTCATGGTTGGGGCTACAAGATTGGTCCGAAGACCCTGGCACGTCAGACAGGCATGCCAGAGCCGGAGGCGAAGACGTTTCTAACCAACATGGACAAAGCCTTTACAGGCGTTGTTCGCTGGCAAAAGAACTCCACAGACCACGCACGCCGACACGGCTACGTGGTTAACGATTGGGGTCGCAAACTGTGGGTAGAGAAAGGGCGCGAGTTCACTCAGGCACCGGCTCTGCTCGGGCAGTCCGGTACCCGAGAGATTATCTGTGACGCGCTGCGGCGTATGCCGCCTCACGTCTTGCGACGTGTCAAGGCGCAAGTCCACGACGCGCTATTGATGTCTATTCCTAAAGAGAACGCCGACGCTTGTCGGCAATACATAGTAGATCTAATGCACACATCTTTTGAACCGAAGCGAGGCGGACAGCGCCTCGAATTCCCAGCGGACTCGGGTCCGGCTGGGCGTACTTGGTTTGAAGCCATTCACTAAAGGAGAAAGCAAGTGTTTGATTACAGCGCGGTTACAGGGTATGACGGGTTTGTTTATCAGGAAGCCCACAAGGGAAGGTATACGGCGGTTGTTTCTAAGGGCAGCGGCGTGCCCGACGCTCCGGTAGACGGTTGGTTGTGGAGTGTTTCAGCCCTTGGGCACATGTTCGCCTACGGCGAAGCCAAGGACGAAGCGGCAGCGAAGCTCGCTGCGGAAAGTGCTGTGTCGGGTAATGGATGACTACATCAAATACGACTATGACCGCTGGGCGCAAGAAGAAGCTTACGCCCAGATGGTTGACGAGCTAGGCGAAGCAGAAGTAAAACGCCACGCTGATAGCAACGCACGACACCACGGCTTTAGGGACTTTGAGCACTTCCGTGCTCTTTACGTCAGCGGCGCTCTAAGCGCCGAACAGATTGACCCTAACCTTATTGGACTGGAGTTTTACCTATGAATTACACAGTAGAAGGTACAGATCTTGTATTGACACCTGAGACTGTCCTGGGCTATTACCTGCTAGCGCACGCCGCGCAAGAAGAGCGTGAAAAGAACTGTAAGCACCTGGACATTACCGAACTTGACGTGACTAACTTCTTTGATCCTAAAAGGGTGTTCTTGGCTTCGTGCCGCGAATGCGGCTTTAGTAAGGAAGTTGTTTATGAGTACTAAAGAGGACCCGACTTATGAAGAGCTAGCCGCTAAGGCGAAGCAAGACAATTGCTCTGTCTGCGGACGAACTCACGCGGTCTCCAAGGGAGACCAGACAATCAACCTGCTCACAGTGATCCGAAAAGACTGGCGACAGCCAGACTACGCAAAGGGAAACCTGATCACTGTGTGCCGACTGTGCAAAAAGGAGATTGAGAACTAATGGGAATGTATACACAGCTCTGCTACAACGCAGAGCTTAGGCGAGACACGCCTAAGGGCGTGATAGACACTTTGGAATATATGCTGTCCAACACTGAAGAAGGATTTAAACCACCATTTACGCATGGCTTGTTTCATACTTCGCGTTGGCAGTTCATGTTGAACTGCTCGAGTTATTACTTTGCGCCTGCTGAGTCCAAGTCGTCTTTTCGGAAAGATCAGTTTGGCAACTACTATGTTTCAATCCTTTGTGACCTTAAAAACTACGACGGCGAGATTGAGAAGTTCGTGGACTGGCTCAACCCTTATGTTGATTCTTATGAGGAACGGCAGTTTCTCGGATACTCACGATACGAAGAGGCGGTAGAGCCGACTTTGATCTTCACACAAGAGAAGCCACAGCCACCTATGAAGACATACTCGGTTACGACTGAAACCGAGCGTGTGTGGAAGTTCAAGAGGTTATCTAATGGAACATCTAGACGAACTTATCCGAAGAGGGATGCTGTCTATCTACAAAGAAGGGGTTAAAGCCGGTCGTGAAGACGCGGCTTCTGATCTCAGCGACCGGCTGAGAAGCAAGACAACGGTCGCGCCCAACACCAAGAGAATGGTTCACGGACTCATTAATGAGGTTAACTCGCAAAGGGTGGTTATTTCTAATCATCTACCCACAGAGCTCTTTAGCCGGGAAGAAGACTAATGGCCGAAATACTTAACGGTGCTATGTATCAATTCGGTGTTGACTATGGAACTCTAGAAAATGGAGAGCAGCTTATCGAATGGCACTCTGCGGCTCAGTGGGTTAACTGGGCTCGGGAGAGCGCTATTGACAACGAGCACACTGTTGTTCGCCGCCGAGTCTTTGAGGTTTATAGCAAACCCGAAGTAGTCAAGTACTTTTAGGACAAGGTGAACTAAATGGAGATTGAAACTAAGACAACTTATATTGCCAAAGTGCGTGACGGTATTACAAGGCTTTATCTGCCTGACCGACTCGCGGTAGAGAAGACCCGCAACGGTTTTTGGATTACGCGTCCGTGCGGTAAGAAGTTCTTTGTAGGTAATGATCTTCTGGCAGCGCTTAACGAGATTGCCAAGATCGAAGAGGCTAAGGAGACAAAGGAATGAGTGAAGCTAAAGAACTGGCCGAGAAGTGGATACGCGACAGCGTATCCGACCCGGATTTTATGGGTATCAACGAGATGGTTTGGGATTCTGATGAGGGCTCAGATTACGAAGTTGACAAGCTTACTCATGAGGTTGACGGGCTTATCCGCTCGGCAAAGATTACTGTGGAGTGGTGCGAATGAAGGACGCTTTCGGAGAGCCGTTGTCTGTCGGAGATAGAGTAATAGTCTCCCGCACTTGGGGCCGTACTAATATCTATTTTGTCAAGGCCACTGTAGAGAGGCTGGGTAAAGGAGAGGTTATCCACCGTGTTTACTTCAGTGGGCACGCTAGCGGCCGACCCGGTAGCGATGGTTTGCGACGGCTTGTCGAGGGCTGGACAGAGCCCCACAGAATTACCAAGGTGAATTGGATTCACGTGGACACACCGAAGTTTGAAGAGGTTGCTTAATGCTAATAGGTCTTTCCGGTGCCGCTCGCAGCGGCAAGGATTCCGTGGCTGCCATCCTGGCAGACTACGGCTATAAGCGAATTGCATTCGCTGACAAGCTCAAAGAACTTGCCTTGACTTTGAATCCTATTGTAGACATGGGCACCCGCTGGGTAGCGGGTGGAGTTAGGCACGATGTGCCTATCCGCCTTGCGGATGTTGTAGAGCGGGTCGGCTGGGAAGACGCGAAAGAGTTTGACGGCGTTCGCCCTTATCTACAATTGCTCGGTTCGTCTGTCCGTAATGTAGTTGGTAAGAACGTTTGGGTAAACGCCGCTAGGCTGATGGACTCGGTTATTGACTACGGCAATATCGTTGTAACCGATGTGCGTTATCAGAATGAAGTGGGGCGGATAACCGCCCTGGGCGGACGAACCTACCAAGTGGTTCGTCCGGGCGTCGGCCCTGTTAACGATCATCAGTCAGAGCACGACTTGTCTACTTGGGAATTTGACGGCTATATCAAGAACGATGGTTCGCTTGAAGATCTTGCGGCTTCTGTCAAAGAGCTTGTAAAGATGGACGGGCTATCTTGAATGGATTCATAACCGCGCCTCGCGAGGCGCTTCACTGGATAGCCTGGGATCTTGACGGTACTTTGGCTGAGACAGTTCTCAATGAGGACGGATCACACTCCCGTGCGATCGGCAGTCCGATTTGGATTAACACAATTCGGGTTAGCAACTACCATTGTCGTGGATGGACTAATGTCCTGTACACGGCTAGGCCGTGGTCTGATGTGGAGCTTATAGAGCAGTGGCTAGCCCACTGGCATATTCCTATCAGCCGGGTTATCCCCGGCAAGGTGTTGTTTCACACGCTGATTGATGACCGCGCGGTAAGCGCGTTTGATCATGGCTATGACCCTGGATATCCCGATACGTAAGAAAGCCCCCGCCGAAAGGCGGGGGCTCTTTTTTTTGTGTATTTCATCTGTCCTGTTTGGAGATGTACTCTCTAACTACGCCTTGCCAGATAGGCGGGTCTTGTTCTTGGGCGTTCCAGCGGCTCATGATCTCTTTAGACCACAGCCACTCATTACACTCTGCCCAGCGAACGGTAATGCCACACTCGAAGCAAGCGAGGCACCACCCAAGCTCACTACGGCGGTGCCTATCTAGTCCGGCTTGTGCTTGCCTAGCAAGCCCAACACTGACACGCTCAACTTGTTGAGCCACTGTGTTCTCCTTTGTGATCTTTGTTCCCGCTGGGTGCCTGCCACGCCCAGCGGTGTTCGCCTGTGGGCGTGCTATGGGCGCACGGCCAACGAATGCCAACCCCATAAGCTTTGTAGCAATCGATACACCACCCGTCGTTGTTTGCGTGCTTTCCGGGAATGCTCTCGGCGTAGCTGTCTGACATTCGCTGCCCCTTTGCTGTGATGCGGTGCTCATAGCCTCTACGCTAGGTGACCAGCGGCACAGCTTCAATAGGCTCAGCCGCTCTCAGAGTGTGTTATTGCGGCGCACGCCACTTCGTGACACACTGTCTGAATGGCAGTCGGATTTACGAGCCGCCAACTAGGGCGGCGTCTAAGGCGCTTGCGCGGCAAGCGAAGTCTACGAACAGTGGAGGCAACGGGCATCCTCGGCGGGATGACCACGATTAGAAGACTCGAAGCGGGGCAAGGTGTGTCTCTCACATTCCCAGCGATACGAGAAGCGGCGCTTTTTTATGAAGCGCCCCCTGAGCTAGCTAACGAGCTGGCAGAGATGTACAAGGCAGCTCAGCGAGACAAGCCGTGGCGGGATGACTTCACACGTAGTCTTATCCACGGCTTTCAGCTCTTTGTGGATTTGGAGGCGATAGCCTCCGAGCTGCTGATATACGAACCCAACCTAGTTGTTGGGCTTTTGCAGACCCGCGCGTACGCGTGGAAACTGCACGAACGCCACGGGCAAGACGAGGAAACTATACGAGCGTGGCTGGACATCCGAGAGAAGCGGCACTCAAGTTTTTGGGGGCGTGACCCGCTGCCCGCGCTGCGGGTACTTACGTGCGAGTGGGCGTTGCCACTCGGGGATGATGAGCAAATGGCGCGTCTGATAAACACGCCCGCAGACGTGAGAGTGCTGCCTATCTCAGGTGTGCCCTACCCCCATCTTCGGGGGCCGTTCACATTGCTGCGGTTCCCCGCCGAGTTGTCAGAGCCAGAGTGCCTGTACACGGAGGGGCTAGACGGAAGTCGATACGAAGAAGACAGCAGGGTAACCTCCGTCTATCATCAGCGCTTTAAAGAGCTGTACCGCGAAGCTACACCGATTAAGGAGTTGTAATGGTGGGAAGTGCCCCGTGGAAGAAGTCGAGCCGTAGCGACGGGCAGAATCAGTGTGTAGAGGCGCGCTCACAGGCGGGCCAACTCCAGATTAGAGACAGCAAGCTGCTGGATGACTCGCCTATATTCGAGTTGTCTAGTAAGGACTTCGCTGGGTTCCTAGCCAGCGCGAAGCGCTAGGCACAAAAAAGCACCCCATCCCACAAAGGATGGGGTGCTTTTGTCGTACACTACCGCGCCGCTAGGCGCTCTCGAAGGTTGTCGGACCACTGAGCCAAGATGACCGGCTGTTCAGAGCTGTAGTACAACGTGAACGTAATTTCTGCCCGTCTAAGTATCTTCGCCTTTTCTTCCCATGTAGACCCTTGCCATTCGTCGGCGTAGGTTTTGCCTGTGCCTACGTCTTTGTGGGTTGTCTCCGTAGTCGGCTGAGCCTGTAGACGCGATAGCTCGTCTGAGTACTCGTTAAGAAGCACAATGCTGCGCTCCGCAGCAGCGCCGCGCAATCGCGTCAGGGATTGAGACAGATTGTCGATTGAGGACTCAAGCTCTTCAATCTCCGCTGCGTGATCTACGCCAGGCACGAAGTGCCTCACCTGAATTTCGAGGTCCCCAATCTCTCCTATAATAATGTCGTCAATGGAGTCTTGAATATACTCAAGATTCCAAGTCTTTCGGTACTCACATTCGAGGTGGCGCACTCTCGTCCCGCACACATAGTGTGCAGTACCGCCCTTTTGTGTGTTTGAGTACATCGCATGCCCGCAAGCGCAGACCAGCAAACCCGTCAAGGGCCACACGTTGTATTTGCGCCCTTTGACGCCGCGTGCTCTTGAGGACAAAGCCGCTTGCAGCTTCTTGAACTCGGCTGCCGACAGCAGCGGCTCTGCCCATTGCACGGGCTTTCCGTCTCTTCTGCGTATTACCCCTTTGTGGACAGCGTAGCCCATGAGAGACGGCTTACGGAGAACTTTACGAAGGGCGTCTTCTGTCCATTGAGTACCGCGAACCTCCTTTACAACCTTCTCACGGGAGGATAGCGAATTAATGTGGCGCTGATGGTCTTGCGCGGTAAGCACCCCTGTGGAATTCCACAGCTTAACCACCTCGTAAGGCACGCCGTTGGCGTCCACGATATGCCGGTAGGCCTCGCGTACAAGCTCGGAGGTTTCAGGGTCAAGTACGAGCCTCCATCGTTTACGTCCTTCGAATTCAAACACCTCAGCTCTATAGCCGTAAGGCCAACGTCCTCCGGGCCACAAGTCCACCTCTCGGTAGTACTCAAGCTGTTTAAGGCGCTTTTCCTTGATGACTGTGCGGTACCGTGATGCTTGGCTGGCTTTAATGCCCGCGATCATACGGCCGTCTTCTGTAGACAAGTCTAGGGAGGGATCGTCTAGAACCACTACGGTTTTTTGGTGCTTGAGCACCCACCCCACAAACTGCCACCAATGCATATCGTCACGGGTAATCCGGTCTTGCGTGGTGACCATCATTGTCTGCCACTCATGTACAAGCGGCTCTCTCAGCCAGTCGCCCAGCGACTTTCGCTCGTCTAGGTTTACAGCCCCGGAAACGGTGGCGTCTTCCACCATGTGCACTAGCTGGGCGTCACGTTTCGCAACCTCCGCCCGGATGTCGAGCTCTTGTCGCTTGAGCGACGAACTTGTTTCCGAGTCCCGTGATATTCGCTTAACCCCGAGTATCTTTTTAGTCATACAACCATGATACTATGAAATCATTCGAATTAGAAAGTTCTAATTCGGAACATTAACCGAGTAGGAAAATATAATGAAACGCCAGGTTATAGGGGCTGTCCTTATCACAGTCGGGAGTATCGGCTTCGCCGCTACTCAAATTAGCTGGACAGCAAAGCCTGTCCAGACTGAGACAGTGATGTTGCAGCGCGATACCGCTGCGATTGAGGACATTCCAAGCTCTGAAGAGCCGGTAGAGCTCAGCAAGGCTGAGCCGGTGCCGGAGGCGCAACCGGAAGTTACCGAGGAAGCCCCGGCTGAAGCACAGCCAGAAACGCCAGAACAGCCCCGTGTCAGCCTTTGCCCTACCGACGCACGTGGGGATCAATCGGCTATCGACACGGGTGCTTTGGTGCTGTGGCGCGACGCGCCTTACCTGCTAGCAGCCCATGAGCACATGGGCTGGTCTTGGCTAGACGAGGTTGCGCCGGGAACCATTATTGAGGTTACGTGCGGAGATTCGGCGGGAACGTATGAAGCGGTCGGCAATGACTATGTAGATGAGCAAGGCGGCAGTATGCCGGGCTACTTCACAGAATACGATCTTGTGCTTCAAACCTGTAGCGGAGACGGCAGTGGTTTTACGCTAGCGCGTAGGCTGTAGGCACAAAAATAAAGCCCCACCTCTAATGAGGTGGGGCATATTTGTGTTTACGGGGCAATACCCCAACGATGGACCCAAAGCCCATCAATCAAGAAGTGCCAGCCCAGCCAGAGCCACAGGCCCACGGCGAGGAAATAAATAGGATCATACGATTGAAACACAGGGCGCAAATGCGCCGTGAGCTCTTGACCATTATGGAATATAAGAGTGTACGCTTCCCAGATTGCAAACTGTGCAATCCAGACAATCCACACCCACGTGAAGATGTCGAACTTCCAAGCGTCCCAATTCATTTGAAAAACACTCCGACTATTGTGGAGACAAGGACAGGTATAGCTACTCCGGCTGTGATGACAACGCCGTACAGGCGATTTCGCATAGCCTCAATCAGCGTTAGCCGCTGATTGTGGTTGTTCAGCTCTTTGCGCACACCTACATCGGGGTCTACTAGTTTGTCCACCTTAGATACAAGATCTAGGACTAGCAAGTAGACCTCCCGATTAGTCACACGCACAGGGCCGTTATCTTCGTCCATTGCAGCCTCACGAACTGGCGATAACATCGCCAGTGATGGCAATCTTGGTGGGCGTCTTGCCAGCCGGTCCAACAGGGCCGGGCACGCCCTTAGGGCCTGCTGGTCCTTGTGGACCAGCCGGACCGGTAGCGCCTTTGCTAATCGTTCCGACCTCGGCTTTAATCAAGGCTTTGTGGAGCTGGGTAAAAGCCCAGCCGTCTACGGCGTCTCCACCGTTGGCTTTGTCTGACCCCTGAGACTTGCGGCAAGCCAGCAATGCAGACGCGGTGCCTGATCCGTAATTACCGTCCACACTGCCCAAATAAAAGCCCGCATAGCGCAGCATACTTTGAAGCCCTTTAACGGCTTCGCCTTTGTCGCCCTTTTTCAAACCTATCAACGGGTTTACGTCCTTTACAGATGTTTGTCCAATAATGACTGCGGCAACTCCTTGAAGAGCCTTGGCGTCATTCGAGTACTTACGAAGGAAACTGAGGTGGACATGCCAAGTGTGGCTGTTGTCGCTGGTTTCAAATTGCCAGTTATAGTCCCCATTGTGGGTACGTCCTACAACCGTTGAGCCGTTGAGAGTTCCGTAGAACTCTCGTACCGGCTCCATACGCGGGTCATCCGGGTCCTCTGCGGACTTAATCAGCCTCGCGGTAACCAGTTTCATCTGAGTAGCGTTAAGCTTGATATCCAGAGCAGAGGCAGCCCAACCGTCTCCGGCTTTGTCTGCGGAGAGCTGGCGACTGTAGTCGCCACTAGGGAGCACGTTACGTGCTCTGTGATAGCCGTATGTGTGTGCGGAATCGCCCACAATCCCAGACAGCTCAGCGGAGCTGAGATGTTTGTCTACAGTAGTAAAAACACTTCTAATCGCGCTTGGCGCGTATTCGGCCATTTAGTACTTCCTAACGCTTATCCAAGAACCTGGGAGCACTTGGGTAGGGGTTGCATGAGAGGTGCCTTGTGCCCACATAAGGCGCATAACCCCGGCATCGCCGGTCGTCAAGGTGCCCTCAAGTCGCACAAAGCAATTGCCGGAGGTAGCACCGAAAATTCTAGGATCATCCCAGCTGGCACCCTGCATAACGGCCTCGCCGTTGATACTGCTTGTCGTGGTCGAGGGGTATCCTGTGTGTAGCCTGGTTTGCTGGGTCGAGTTTGGAGGGACATTCCAATCGATACGAATGTCCCCGGAAGCGTTGCCTGTGTATACAAGATTCACTTCAATAAAGTAAGCGGTGTTTGCTTCAAGATGCACAAAGAATTCGGCGTCAGCGATGTAGGTTTCACTGCTCACGACCGGCTGTGCCTGTTGCTTACGTATTACAATCGGCTGTTGCAAATTCAGCCGGGCTGACGTGAGGATATCGCCAGAGACTAGCGGAGTAATTGCCATTAGTCTGCTCTCTCCACAATCAACACACTGTCAGACAAAACAGATACCGCGTTAGCGTTGGATGTGTTTTGAGCCCATCGCAATTGAAGGTTTCCAGCTACTGCCCCTGTGGAGAAACACCCGTATTCCCAGATACTAGAAATAGAGTTGTCCACACCGTAGGCAACGTTGTCCGCCCATCGATTACCGCTACTGCGTATATCTGTGGATGTCATAGCCGTAGCGTCAAGCGCCGGACCAAAGCACTGTCTACCGTTGACGGTAGACCCTGCTGGCAGACTCCACGCTACTCGGATATCAATCGCGGTAACCGCGTCGATATCCGCTTGTGTCCTCAGCTCTAGCTGTACTGTGTACATTGTGTTGGCTTCGAGAGCTACGAAAAGCTCAGCATCATTATGAAGCGTGATTGAGGATGTTACGGGCTCATTAGTCGTCTTGTGAGCGCTCAGGGGTTGCCGCGCATTCAACAGCGCGGCTGTCAGCTTCGTGCCCGCATCATAGCGGGCAGCAATAGTACTCATGCGATCCTCAATACTCTAATGTAGCTGCCCGCTTTGACTTCGGTCGCAGTCGCGTTTGAGACATTTTGCGACCATCTAAGAGTTAGTGTGCCCGCGTTAGGAGTGCTCAGGTAGCCTGTCTCTCTAAGGTGGGGGTCTTGTGCTAGAAAGTTATTGTCAGCGCCGTAGGACGCTAGGGATGTCCAGGCTAGGCCTGACATCCTAAGCGTGCCTCCCGAGCTGGATATGCCCACCGAAGTGGAGAATCCCGCACAGCGCCGGGAGCCGGATGCTCCTGATGGGGTAGTCCAGGCGGTCTTAATGTCACCGGCCTGTGGGCCGGTGTATTGCAAACCCAACGCCACGTAATAACGGGCACCGGCCACACAGCTGAAGAACAATTCGTTATCGTCCACAAAAGTCGTGGACGAAACACTAGACTGATTAGAGGTCTTTCGAACTGTTTGCCAAAAAGTTCTATTGAGTTTGTCTGCTGTGACTATCTCGCCAGCAAGAAAGTGCATAGTTCTCCTTACAAGGCTAGATAAGTAGTTGTGTGCAGACCAACAGCAGAGCCGATGTCGTGTGCTTTGACAATCCCGTTGACGCTCCGCGTCACAGTAAAGATCTGTGCCGGAATTCCATCAGAGATAGCGGTGACAGTCATACGCTCCCCGCCTACATTAATATCAAACGGGAATTCGTCAGGGTGTGACGCTGTAGTGATCCATTCCGGACCACTAGTAGTGTCCACAGATATAGTTGTTGCTGTGGTGGTTGCCGAGCTGTCAAGCTCGGACCCAGCGGTATCGGCTCGACCGTAGGTCGCGTCATCTAGTTTAGACACTCGCCAATTAGCTACGGGACTGGCGTTGATAGACACTCGCCAGTCCCTCGGCATAATCGTTTCCGAGTAGCCCTGGATTAGCATGTCTACCTCTTCGGGAGGTAGACCCGCTGGGGGCGTGTCCATATAGACGCGTCCACCAAGACCTGTTGCTAGCCAATCGGTTAGCAACTCGGGCGTCTCTGGGAATATCAGAGACACGCCGGGATAGCGGTATTTATCCAAAGTACCTTGTGTCAGTTGCCATTGCGCGTAGTCGTTGGTTCGGTCGTCTGTCTCTACGTTCACCGTGTCAGAGACGGAGTATCGGCCAGACTTCTGAATGTGTCCTTCATCTACTCTGCGAGCAGACGAGCCGTTATCGCGTTTGACGGTAACATCATTTGCAATTGCTTGATCATCATCTTGCATATCAAAACCAGCCGCGAACTGCGACGCGCCTACTGTCATGTCTATTTCGGAATCAGAGATTGCCTTTTCATACAAACGACTCCGAGCTATATACGTCAGACCGTGGTCTGTGGACTCGAAAAGAATCCCGCCGTCCGCGTGCTCCGCGTCGCGAAGTATTTCGATCAACTTATCGAGCGGCTGAGCGCCTAGGCGCTCTGATGGCTCATCGCCCTCGATCGCAATAAACGGTACCTGCTCTTGAGCACACAAGCGCGTCATACGCGCTACTGCTGTCTCTCCGGCGTGCCCATTAAGGGCAACGAGAAAGTTCTCATTAGGATTAGATGTGTTGTAATCAACTAGGCCGTTAAACATAGCAACGTGGCTTATAGACCTGCTTGTGTTATCCGAGTCATACACCAATGACCACGGGGTACTAATCTGCGTTACTTGCCCAAGAGATTCGCCCGACAATATCACAAAGTTTGAGAAACTGTCATAATGGAGTGTCAGCCGAATATCAGAACCTACTTGCTGAGCGAAAACGCTTAGCGCGTGCCACTCTCCGTCAAATGCGTCTGAGTATTCTGTTGCGGCCGACACAGAGGTAAAGCCAACAGATGAACCGTCCTCTCTGCGGGCAATACATTGGATTGACGTGTCCTGCTGCACAAAGACGTTGAACCGCTCTATACCGCTACCTGGATTGTCGGTATATATCACCAATGTATAGTCAGAGCCAGAGCCATTACCTTGGTAGCGAAAAGCTACCTTCGCTGACCAGGATACTTCGGACACGCCAACGGGGTAGCCAACCAAACCCGCGAATACCCCTGTAGGAATGTCTGGCGTATCGGCTCCGCCTGGCGGACCCTTTATAGATCCAAAGTCAATCAGCTCTGCAACGGATTGCATCGGGGTAACACCCTCGACCTCAGAGGCTCCCGAGAGGGAGCCTTCTTCGTCTTCTAGTGGCCAATACGCAATAGGGTCTAGAGAGGACATCCACACACGCAGCGGAGAGCGGACAGCGTCGGACTTTTCAAACCGGCGTATTACGCCGTCTGCCCGCAATGGAATCCAACGAAGGTTATCGTTTGCACCCCAGCGGGTTGGAAGCTCACTAACGTGCCCAGCGAAGCGGATCGAGGGGGCGTTAGCCCCCTCGACCACGGTCACTCGGATAGGCGTGTTTAGAGCCAGCAGTCCATAGTAAGGACTGTTGGGGTTGAGGCGCGTAAAGCGCCCATCCGCGTTGTCTAGCCTGATAGACAGGCTAGACGCTTGGGCAGAGCCATCCTCATCGGAACGTCCCGATTTAATGTTGACCTTAGCGCCCTCTGCCTGCTGTAGATAGGCAGAGATGTCGGTCCAAGACCACGTGCCAGGGGCTGCCGTTAGGTCAGCCCCTAGCGCGATCTCTACTACGACAGTGATATCAAGAGCGGGCATAATCTACTTTCCTCTTTGGCCAAAAGCCAGTTGGACGTTACCCCCGCCTTCAATGCGGGTGTGCTTCTTGATTGTGTCCACAAGGTAACCATCACCTGGGATATCAATAATCACGCGAACTGGCGAAGGGGCTGACAAAGCGCCCGCCATTGGCACAGGAACTCCGGCATACGCCGGGGTCATGCTTGAAGGCCTTAGGTCGCTTAGTCCTATCTCGGCGGTAATCCCGCTGAGCTTGCTTCGCATAGCCGGAATTGACTTGTCGAAACCATCCAAAAGAGAACCCATGATTATTTGACCGTTTCCGGTCAACAACTTCTCGTCTACGGCTTTCGGACCCTTCCATTCTGGAATCATGTCCGTAAGGTTGTTCAGGGTGCTCTTAACTGATTCGAATCCAGATTCGAGTCCGTCTATAAGACCCTCGACAATATCCGCACCAATGTTGTATAGCCAAGTTCCGGCGTTCCGGATAGAGTCCTTGATATCGTCTTCAAGGTCTATGAAGAAGTCAATACATTCGCCTATTGCCTCGCCTACTTCTTCAAACCCCTCGATGATATTATCTACCCCGTCACCAAAGGCGGTAGTAAACTTATCAACCTCATCATCGATACCAAGTGCAAGATCAACAAACCAGGCGATTACATCGCCTATAATGTCAATTACCCATTGTAGGATATCGATGATTCCCGACACAATCGCTGTTCCGACTCCGGAACAGAATTGGATCATGGGCGCGGCCCACTCAATCAAATCTGCAAGAGTCTCAGCAGCCCATATAATCATAGGGGCTAGTGCCTCAAAAACAGTGAGCAGATAAGTCGCTAGCATAGTGCCTAGCTCTATAATTACCGGCAGCATTGCGATCAGAATCGGCAAGAAGGTCTCTGCCAGCGTGGCGACTAGCGCCATTATCGGCGGGGCTAGCTCTGTGATTACACCGGCCCATTGCTCCATTAGTGGAATCATTGTGTCGAGAATGACAGGCAGAAGCTGGTCAATAAACACCCCCACCAATGACACAATGGTAGGTAGCAGATCTAGAAATACGCCGGCTAGGGTGGTGATGATCGGCACTAGTGTTTGTATAACCGTCAGAAGCAACGGACCCATAGTATCGGCTAGATCAAAGATGATGGGCAAGAGCGCATTAATTGCCGCACCCAGCGCATCTGTAATTACCCCGGCTATCTCCACAAGTACCGGGAGCAACGGAGTAAAGATGTCTATCATCGCGCCGACAATTGCAACAATAGCCGGACTAAAGGCCTTGATGAAAGCCGCAGCGATCTTAACAACCTCGCCTATTATTTCCCCGATTACGGGAAACAAGGGGGCAAGTGCAATTAGGATATCCCGTATTGCCTGCCCTAGTGGGAGCAAGTCTACTTGGGATATCCCTTCGGCTATAGCCTCAAACACCGGTATTAGTCCGCGCCCGACCTCCATCAGTGCAGGGCCAAGCGTGTCAAAAAGGGAGGATAGTGCGGGGGCTACGGCTTCGACAATCCCGGCTATAGCCGGGGCAATAATAGCTATGGCTCCAACAAGCGAACCTATAAGCGGGCCGATAGCCGCGCCTATATCGGACAACCCCTCAAAAATGGATTTGAGCGCGTCTTGTCCCTCTATAGTGTCGAAATAGTCCGCCACCTGGCCAAGGGCGTTGGCCATGACCCCTAGGATGTCTCCGGACTCGTTTGCGGCCTCGCCCATTGAGTGCAGAATAGAGAAGACTTCGCCAAGCACTTCGCCTATTGCTTTGAAAGCCGCTGAAGCGCCCTCAACCCATTCAACAGCGCGGCCTGATTCGGCCGCTGCACTTAGGAAGTCAGCAAACCTATTGATCATTTCGCCTAGGCCCTTGCCTAGGTTTTCTCCCCCAAAAGCTTCTGAGACGGCGTTGCCGACAGCCAAGAAAGCGTGCAGCAAGTGCGCTAGCGGTCTTTTAAGGTTGTCTAGAAAGTGTGCGGCGTTCTGAAACGACCTTGCTACAAACTCCACAGCCGTGCTAGACGCGGCAACGCTCATCAATGACCGAGCGACACCCCCGGCCGAGGTGGCTACGTTAATCATCCCTTGTGCCATAGGACCTGCAAGGGACTTGGCTACTCGCTCCATTTTGACGTCCAAACCGTCAAAGAAAGCGTCTTGTGTGGTCTTTTGAACTTCTTTGAAGAGGGAATTAAGCTTGGCAAACTCTCGTACAAACGCTTGTGCGGTTGGAGAAAGGTCCTTAAGAGCCTCATCCAGGGCGTCAGCGGGACCTATTAGGGCGGTTTGCATCGCCCCCTTGACGTTCATTACCGCGACTTTTAGTGCTAGAAAACCAGCTGCCGCCGCCCCGATTGCCATCGGGAGAGCAGCCATAATGCCAAATACCGGCGCTACCGCAGAGACAAAAGCGTACACAGCCGCGAGCGACTGTGCCAGGGCTGCCGACAGCAAGCTAAGTGCTGCTGTCCACATTAGGATCTTTGTGGTTACCGCAGCAGCCGCAGACGCCATTTTGAAGAAGCTGGCGAACTTACTGGAATCAAGAGTTTTGAGCTTCGCTGCGGTCTTCTCACATTGCCGCCCAAGACGCTTTAGCGTCCTCTCAGCATTACGATCGCGTGCAAAGATGTTGAAAGCAAGATCTACTTTAGAAGCCATTAAGGTGCCTTGCTTTCATTATCGTTTTCTGTTTGCTTGCTTGATACGCTCGTCTACCGCATCGCAAAACATATCGAATTCGTAGATCGACAGATCGTCTACGGCGGCAGGGGTAATGTGGAACATCTCGGCCAGAGGCACCAAATATTGGTGCCTCATACCGGCGAGGTCTTTACACAGGACTACTCGGGAGTCCCATTCTCTTTTCCCTCGTCGTCCTCTTCGGACTCGTCAGAGTCCTTATCGCTGTCATCAAGCATTTCGAGCTTCATCAGGTCGAAGTCGACATCTTTGTACTTAACGCGGTGACCGCCGCGAGTGTACGCAAACCAGACCAGCGCGGTGAGCGCTCTAGCGTCCATTTTGGCCGCGCCCTCAAAGATCTCTTTGACGGTCATGTTAGTGTGCTCTTGAAGCTTAATGGCTTCTTTAGTGCGCATAGATTCAATCGGCAGATCCCAGATCTGTCCGTCCACTTTAATTTGCAGCATTGCAGTTTCTCCTTAGGTTATGCTTTACCCTTGCGGGCTATCTTTTCCGCTGTATCATTCATAGCTTTGATTACGTGGATTACAACCTCGGGCTTTGCTGCCTTAGCGGGGTTGTCAAACCAGCCCTTGCGAACTTGCTGGGCAACCCATTTCCAGGCGGAGCGGTCTTCCCCTCTTGGCCAAGAGGGGTGTCTCCACATGCCACGGTTCATCCATCGAGAGCGATGCTTGCCGCCTTTGGAGGGCATAGTTACAATTCGGACTCCTGCACGCTTCGCAACTTTGAGCTCGGCTTTAGCGCTAGTCTTACGAGCTGCCTCGGCACGCCACTCGGACGGAGCACCCGGCAGACCCTTTACGCCTACTCGCATCTGTTTAACAACAGGCGACGCGACTTTACGAATCTCTTTGCGGAGATTCTTATTAAGATCTTTGTCGCCTGCTTCTTTAAGCGCTTTGCCAAGCGCAGTGAACTGCGCAGCGGGTGCGGTGACCTTTATCAACTGTAGACCCCAAGCGTAACTTCACCGTCCACCTGAAACTCGGCAGACCAGGTGACAGCCTCAGCATTAGGGGGATCGATAGTGAAGGAGGTAACCAGAACTTCCATAGTAAAGCTCGGCAATCCAGCGGTATCACCGTGAGGACCAAAGACCAAAGTAGCCGTAGCGTCAGACATGTTCAAACCAAATAGGTGGGTGTTAATTGTGGCGTCCCACAAGCCCCCCATAGAGAACGTGTTGTTACGCAGACCAGCAATAAACTTCTGAGCCCCATCCCCGTAAACCGTGACTTCAGAAGTCGCTCGGGTAATACTGGCAGAAGAAGTATTGCACTTGGTGGAAATATCCACAGGGGTTCCGGCCGCGTTGTCCAGAGAAAGAGAAGTGTTCTTACCAAGAGCTGGCATATTGTTGTTCCTATCTAGAGTCGCGTGAAAGCAACTGTGAAAGTGAAGTTCGGGGAAGTACCACCAACAGTCCAAAGAGCCCTGATGTACTGATCAACCGTCCCTGAGACGGTTAGCTGCTCACTGCCAGCGGCAGTGGCAGGGGTGAAGGTGACTAGGTCTGTCCACACCGAATCATCCGGTGAATGCTGGATACTCACGCTGAGCTCAGGCGTCACGCCCGTAGCGTCTGTAATATGGAGCTGCCCCAAAGCGCCGCCCGTAGTTTCGTCTACCTGATCTAGTGCAGTGGAGTTTCCCCCAGCGACAACCGACACAAGATCATGCAAGCTGTGCCCCGCCCAAAGCTCCCCATTGGTAGTAGACTCAATGGAGATACCAACGTTCTCGGCGTTGGGGCTGTCAATGGTGTAAGACGTAGGCACAAGCGGCGCGATCGCGACAAAGTTCCCGACACCAAGCCCACCGGGGGCCACAAGAGACAAGGTATCCACTTCGGAAACCATCCGAGAGCCCATATCGTCGTTCAAGTCCTCTGTGAAGAAGCCCCCGGCTGAAATGGTCGACGTTCGCAAAGCCGCGTTAAACCGCTGGGCCTCGTCTCCGTATACGGTTTTCTCGGCTGTACCTCGCGAAAGCCCTAGAGATATGGAATTGAGGTATCCGCTGTAGGACACCGAATCGAGCACGATTCGTGCGTGTTTACCGTGGACTGGCATCTGCGTCTACTCTCTCTATGAGTCCCCGAGAGAGCAAACGCTTAAGCGTCGGCCCTTTTAGGTCTTTGATGGTTGCGCCAGGCTCTACGCGGGTCTCCCCGCGTTTGCCGGGGTAGTTGAGCCCTACTAGGGCTCTGTACTGTGTGGTCTGTTTAGACACTGGCAAGTACCTCGACTTTCAAGACGACTCCCCAATACGAGACGGGCGGATAGTCGTATTTGCCGTAGTCGTCCCAGCCAGAAAAGTTTGTGTAGTGGACTAGCCCGCCTAGAGTGTCATCGGCGTCTATAGCGTCCAAGATGGAGGACACACCACCCGCTTCTAGGAAGCGGTCTAGAAGTTCTTGACCTGTAGCTGAGTCCGCTTTAGCGGCTAGTAGTTGAATCTCGAATGTGTACGCGTCGGTGCCGCGTTGGTAGGTTTGGTTCCACTCGCTCGACTTTGGGATGATGATCGCGCACGGCGTAATCACTGTCTCGGGTACAAGGTCATAGACCTTGAGCTGCCGAGTGTTCGACAGCTCGGCTGTAAGTGCAACCGTTTCGAGGCGGGTTTTAAGACCCGCTTTGATCTGGCGTAGATTAGCCAAGACGCACCTCATTTCGTTGGTACGGCTTGAGAAGCGCTATAACCCGTGGGTTAAACCGCATCATCGGAGTGGTTCCAAACTCATCAGAGCCAGCCATCCCGAAAGGAGCTTGCTTGAGCATCCAAGTTTCTTGAGCTAGGATCAGCACGGCTTCCTTAATAGAGACGGGCACAGACGCCCAGCCCCACATGGCTGTAACTGAGACAAGCGCCTTTGAGGACACAGGCCATGACAGCGCGCCGACCGCGCGGATGCGGTAGTACGGCCAACCCGTGCGACCGGCGTTAATGCCGTTTAGCGGCTCGGGCTGGTAATCGCCTACATCCCACAGGGACGAATCAGCGGCTACCGTCAGTCCTACAGTGGTTGAGAAGTCGTCTATATAAACGACTTCACAAGCGTCAGCCGCGTACACGCGGGCTGTCGCGGCGGCGTCCGTATTAAACTGCCTACCGCAAAAGTCCTCCACAGCCCGAGAGGCTGTGGTCAGCGCGCGCGTTAGCGCGGCGTCGTTAGTAGTGTCCTCATCGGACAGACCCTCACCAATGCGGTACCGCAGCTCGGCTAGGGTGGCGTAGTCATCGCCTATAGCCATGGCGGATACCTCCTATTTGGTTTTCCGTGGTCGCCCTTTGGGCTTCTTCGCCTCTACTTTGGGCGTGTGGTTGGCTTCTAGTGGCTCTGGCTCTGGCTCTGGCTCAAGATCCAAGACCGGATCTTCAACTGGGTCGGGAGTCGGCGTGTAGCCGACTCGGGCTGCCTCTTCAGGCAGCACTTCTTGACCCGTGTTGTGCCAGAGATAAGCCGCTGTAGGGTCGCCGTCTTCCACAAGCGACTGCTTGTCAGCGGTCAAGTAAAGACGGCGATTAACCACAATCACGCGGCAACCTCGAAGTATTCGACAACCACATCAAACGCGCCTGTGGTCAAAGCCTCGACAGCCACAGTGGCTACAACAGACCTAGCGGCTGTTAGCGTCAGAGGCGCGCTAGCGCCCGTAACGAGCGCCGACCGCTTAATACCGGTAGCGCCCAGAGAGGGGGCTGTGCCGACCACAGCGGCCGCGCGGAGGTCCGTAGCGGCTTCCAGTCCGATAGAGACAGTAGCCCCGTCCCCGGCGGAATCGAGAATAGTGTGGACAATGACGTAGCAGTCGGTAACGTAAGCCCCTGAGGGGACAGACGGGCCGCGCAGTGTGATAGCACCGACTGCCCCGCCGTCCTCATCAAAGTCATAGCGGGCGCGTACAATTTTCGTACGGCCCTGGTAGTTTGCAGCGCCGACAGCGCCACTACCCGGCATAAAAGACATGAATTAAACTCCTAAATAAACAGGAAAGGGGGCAGAATCAACTGCCCCCTGTGGCCTGTTAGGCGATACCGGTAATAGTGGCGAACGCAGCGGGGCGGGTGTGAACCATTACGCAACGCATATCCGCACGGACAGCCTGCTTGCCGTTAATAAAGTTGTCAGCGTGGGAATTACTGATCTGCATATCAATTCCACGCTTAACAGCCAGTTCCGAATAGTTGGTATAATCCCCGGTCACGCCGGTACCAGCAGTCAGAACCGTGGTGGTCTTAACAGGAACACCCCAGGCAGTAGAGGGTCCACCACGGGATGGGTCGCCCCACAGGTAAGCGCCGTCTGAGGTCTTCAGCAGCTGTACCAGCTGCCAGTCAGTCGGGTGCAAATACAGGACAGACGGCTCTGCAAAGGCAACAGTGCGAACCTTGTCGAATCCCTTGAGGAACGCGTCGAGCAGGGGGTCAGCGCCCTTAGCGTGGGTCTGGATACCCGAAACATTCTTAGTGCCTCGCAGCTGTGCGGGGGAACCCGCACCCGAGCCATTAAGGACCTGAGCGTCAAGCTTCTGCCGAATCATAAACGGCAGCCGCATAGAAACACGCTCACGTGCGTAAGACACGTCTTCAAGCTGCTCATCAGTCATGGGCAGCCAAACCGCGATCTTACGGACGGCTTCGGTTTCCTCTGCGTATTCCAGAGCCGCTTCGGGGTACTCTCCGCCTTCGGCGGTTTCCGACGCGGCATTAGTCAGCACTGTCTCTCGCATGTACACAAAAGCAGTTTGATTAATAGTCGTTTGCGGAACAAACGTCACCACGTCAACAGACGGGCGCGTAGCCATATCAACAAGCAGCCCAGAGCGCGTGGTCTCGGGAGCGATACCCGCAGTGGTCTGAAACAGGGTCTTGACTTCAACGTCCAAAGTAGCGGTCTGTTTCTGAGAACGGCCAGTAAACGCCTTGGACTCGACAAACATGTCGCCAAAGGACTTACGACCGGTAGAACGGTCTTCGTTGTCCTTGTTGTCGTCTTCACTTTCAGACATCCGCTTTGCGGCGATACCGTGCAGCTTCACCAGGCCCGCAACCTCTGCGGCTTTGGCGGTAATTTCGTCGTTCTTAGCCTGCACCCAAGCCAGCTTTTCGGCGTTGTCACCGGAAACAGACTTGACCTTGGACAGATCCAAGTCCTTACCGGCTTCGCCCAGGACATCGGCCAATTCTTTACGGGCAGCATTCAGCTGCCCCTTAGCCTCTTTCAAGGCGGGGAATTCCATTTTAGGTTGCTCCTATAGGGAGGAAATAAGCGACCGCAAGTATTCGCGGACGACATCGGGGTTTAGTTCGGGCTCGGTTTTGTCCACATCAGCCGACTTAGCTGATGTAGTGCGTGTGTTCACGCCCGCCCCGATGAAGACCGGCGACACTTCGTGTACTGCCGTCTTCTTGATAACTCGTACCTTTTGACCCTTGTGGTCTGTCGGTTCTGAGTCTTCGATCGTAAAGCCGTACGACCACTCTTGGCGGTCGCCAAGTGCTTTCACAACTGCGAAAGTCTCTCGACCAGCAGTAGTGTCCAAAAAGAAGCGACCCTTCAAGATCGCTTCTGTGTCAGTGACGTGCACTGTGCCCATACCGACCGGCAAGGCCCCCTCCCACAATTTATGTGAGTAGGCACTGATTATCACCTCGGAGCCGTCTGTGATGGCTTCCTTCAGGGTGATATCTCCGTCCCTATCCACTACATCAAAAGTGGAAAACACGGCTTCGACTTCGCCTTGGTCAGCTGTCTTGGTTGATACCCTCAGGCTCTTGGTGTCCATTAGGGGTTTCCTCTACTTCTTCGCCCCCCTGGGGGAGCTGTTTAGGGATTGGTTTGGGCGGGGCTTTGACCAACTTGGACCAATCACCTGAGGTAACCGCCTCGACAATCGAGTCCGGTTTAAAGATTGAAGTGCTGGTCAGAGTGGCAAGCGTGTTCGCTTGCGTGTTCTGTACAAGCGCCTCATCTTTCTCATCGCGCTGAGGATTCATCGCTAGCAACTGGACAGACGAAAGACCCGAATGCTTGCCCTTGAGCAAAGAAAGATCCTCGGCTACAGCCGCTTCAATCACGTCATCAGGCAGCCATCCCGCATCGGTCAACAACCGAGCGCCGGACGCTTGAATGCGGAAGATCTCCGCCGCGTCCTTTTTGTCTTCTCTCAGAAACGCGATATCTCGCGTGTCTGCGACCAACTCGACATTCAGTCGAGGCGGCTTGAACAAAGTAGACCATGACTCGACGGCCATATTCCACAAAGGGTGAAGAGTGCCGTCGACAAAGCGTCGACGAGCAGCCATGTAGTTGCCCGCGTTTAGCGAAGAACCTTGCATTCCCTCGGAGAATCCGACAATCGACGGAGGCACACCGGCGTCAGCCGCTATACGGGTTTCACCCGCGCCTTGCGTAGCCTTAAAATCAATCTGTCGGAGATCGGCACCGACCACTTTAGCGGTCGCCCCGGCGGCCAAAACCAAGGTCTTGTACGCATTAGACGAACCCTCATGCTGAGCGCGCATACGCTCAGCGAAGTCCTTGATCTCCTCGGTTGGCGTACCCTTCTCAAAGTCGATGACCATATTAGGCGTAGCGCCGTTGGCAAAGAATTTCTTTTTATGCCGTGTAGCTGCCTTGTCTGCCATAATTTCCTCGACCACTGGCGTAAGCCAAGACATCCCGCGAAAGCGGGCTGTAGGGTCAGGGTGCGGTGCGTAATGGCACATTTCCTCTGGAAGCAGAAAGACGCGACCGAAGTCTTTGTCTGTCCCGGTAGGACGGCCACCCGAAATGTAAGGGTCGAAGACGTAGCCGACTACTTTGGCGTCAGCGGCGTTAGGATCTTCGCTAGGCGAATCAATTAGGACAACAACACGATCGGGGCGAAGGCGAATTACTCGCCGCGTGGGGCCCGATGCTCTCTTGCCGTATCGACCAAAGTCGTCTGTAACCGTACCGTAGTAGTTACCGTGCACAGAAGCGTCTTGCTCCATACGAGACAAGAGCTCGGCCGTGGACCCTCCGGGCCACGGGTGGCGAAGAAGGTCTATAGAGTCGTCTTTGAAGTACCCGCCGGGGCGTCCATTGTCTTGGACTTCCCTCCACAATATCTTTGCTTGACTAAAGACCAGCTGTCGAACCGCGAGCAGCGCAAAGACAATACCTGACTCTTTAACCAGCTGTTGGGCGTAGGCCTCAAAATCATGGTCTATAGCCTCCATATCGGAGTACAAACCGACATAGGCAGCGCCATTTAGATAGTGGTCTGAGTCCCAGATCTTAGGTTCTGAAAACGCTTTGAGCTGCGGCTTTACCGCCGCGAAAATGCTAGTCACGCGGCACCAACTTGTCAAAATCCGTCAAGAAGAAGAAGGCAGACGCTATGGCACCAAGTGCCATAGCGCCCACGCCCACAGAGGTCACAGCGGACAACCCCGCACTGAAAGTGAGCACGCCAGCGGAAAGACCACCGAATTGCACGTAAAGTTTTCGCACGTTGCGTGCTCCTAAATAAAGAAGAAGTCAACCGGTTCCCTCTCGGGCTCCGGTTGTAGATTGTGTTCAATGGCGTAAGCTCTCGCCTCGTACGCGAGGACAGCGGCGACCCCGGCGTCAATGCGGTGGGTAGGGGACTTCTTAGCCAACTTGAGATAATGAGGACTCAGCGAGTCCTCTTCGCCGGGGCGGAACTTCTTACGTCCACCCTTAACAACTACCGCACCTTTGGCGTGGCGCATCAGCGCTTCGTGTCCATCATGGGTAATGTCGCCTGATCCAAAAGCGGTCATAAACCGCTCGATAGCTTTATCCATGAGCTGTTCACGGTTGGTCGGGAATTCCACTATGCGATCGGGGTAGGTGTTAGACCACGCTGTTTGGTAGTCTTGCCAGCGCCACGGGTCACCGTAGAACAGCAGTACATTGTAGGCCTTAAACGCACCGCGAAGCGCGGCGTCTACGAGCTGCCGATCAATCTGCCAATCCTCGGGCGCGTCTTTAGGACGCTCCCAGATTCCGAGCGTGAACAAATGCCCGTCTGATAGACGAGAGGCTACGAGAGCGGTTGCGTCTTGGTACTTGGCTCCATCAAATCCGAGAGTGATTATCTCTTTAGGTTTGATGCCCTCGTCAGGTCGAGCTTGAACATCCCAGAGAATAGGGCTTACGAATACCGATTGTCCTATCACGATCTCATTCAAGAAGAATCGTCTTCGGTCTGCTTCTGTGTGTCCTGGGTTGCGAACCTCATCAATGATGCGATCTAGGTTCACCCATCCGCCACGTTCCTCGGCGGAGTCGCCATACTGACGAAGCAACTCGGCGCGCAGCGCCGTGTCGTCCATAAGGTCATCGACCCTATTAGACTCTACGTTGTCTATGTAAACCCGCTTGTTACCGGAATCAGCAGTAACCTGTGCCTCGGAATTCTCTGTCGGGTCATAGGCGTTGGTAAGTTCTAGCCAACGTCCACCCATGCCAGCAAGGTTGCGCTTGACAGCGCCGCTAAGGCGCTTATACCCAGCGCCTTGAGTCCACAAGTGCGACTCAGTAAGAGTCGCGAAAGTCAACCGGCGGCCAAGAGCGGCGCGGCCGCTCGCCGTCATGGGCAGGATCTCCCCGCGTCCCTCGATCTTGACGCGGGTCTCGCCCGCGTCCATACCCGAGACATCGTTAAGAGGCCCATTACGAATCATTTCTAGAATCGGATCAAAAGTATTATCTGTCTGCTCTTGAGAAGTTCCGTAGCACCCGACAATTGGTGTCGGGTATGGAGCCCCTACAGGCTCCCCGGCGGCATCCCAGCCGGTGAAGCGGGCAATGCCGAAGCATTCGTTAAGAATGATCGCAGCACCAAAAGGGTCTTTCCCCCACTTCTGTGGGCGTCTGAGCTGTGCGCCGTAATGCTGCATAGAGTCGGTAGGGCGAAGCGTCTCCGACGCTTCAGCGCCTACACGAACACGATAAAAGTGAAGTAGGAAAGTCCACATTTCATCAGTTAGCAAAAAGGGGTGCCCCTTGGAATATCCATCAGGGACAACAATGTTTTCTTCGATCCACTCGCCAGCGCTATACCCCAACGTGGCGAATTCGCCTTCGTACTCAGCGCCTCGCCAAGGCATGTAGATCTCCTATTTAGGTAGTGGGTTTGTCCACCGCTTTAATCCGTCCGCGAGCGCCTGAGCGCTCTTTCCGCGCCTCGGTTTTAGGAGGCTCTGCGAGCTCCCACAAGAGACTCCGCATCGCCTTGGGCGTGAGACCTAGCTTGTCTTCGAGCATTCCGACTTGGCCGTGGATGACAGAGGAAGATCTGGGGGACTGGCAGCGAACCAGCAACGAGCAGTAACGGGCAACCACAAGACAAGTTGCCGGACCCATCCGCGCCCACATCACAGCCTGAGGGGATCTCCACAAGAGATCCCACATAGCCCACTCTTCATTCGTGGGCAGCGTGGCCGGGACCGGCCACATGGGCGGCTCTCCGCTGCGTCCTTCAAGTGGAAGGACAACCGGGCCAACTTTGGCGTTGGCCCGTGCTGCGTCCCATTTCGGAGGTTGCGGCATAGCAACCTCCTAAGGGGCTGTGGCAGGGATACCGGGTGAGTAGTTTTGGAGACGTGTTGCGACGCGTCTACCTGGGCAGCCTCGGGTGAACGGCTGAAGCCGTTCTCAGCCGTTTGGTCAGCACAACAAGTGCGGGGAAGCGTACGAGTTTCTAGGGACC